TCATGACGATTCGAACGCATGATTACTCACAATCAATTCTTCATTTATCTTTGTTGATCTGGAATTGCACGAATATTTAATTGGAACAATATGATGATGGAAATCTTTAAATATATCCCTTGTCTCATTTGTATTATTGATTGAAAGAATAAAACTACCTTTTACATTTTTTAACATATCGGCAATTTTATAAAAATCATCCTTAGAAAATTGATTTCCATAATAACGTTCTGTACCTAAATACGGTGGGTCTAGATAATGAAGCGTATTAGTTTTATCTTGTCTTATAATAAATTCATCATATGGAGAACACTCAATAAACACTTTAGACAATCTTTCATGCAATAACCGTATTTTTTTTTCTAATAGATAAATATTGAAATTTGATCTAGATATTTTCATACCGCTATAATTAGCTTTACCTCCAAATGCATGTTTTTGAAGATATAAGAAACAAAAGGCCCGTTCAATATCTGTCAAGCTCTCCCTTGGAAATGTTCTCAATCTATAAAACTCATCTCTTGATGATAATTGCCATTGGCATAATTCAATCAAGGCATCTTTATGGCGTTGCACTACCCTAAATAAATTAATGATATCTTTATTAATATCATTTATCACCTCTTCACCAACAATTTTATTTCTTCTTAGAAAAATACCGCCCATACCCAGAAAAGGTTCAACATACCGTTCATGAGGTATTTGATTGATCAAATTAACTATTGTTTTTGCAAGTCTTCTTTTTCCTCCAACATATCCAGCCAATGGTTCAATAGCCCTGATATCATTCATACAAATCCCTTTCATCTAACAATCAATGGCCTGCTGGAAACGGTCGATATTCTTTTGCCAATCCGCCTTTCCCAACGCCGTATTGTAGTACTTCTTGTGATACTGGGCCATTGCCGTTGCATTCCTGGAATCTGGCAGTATCTCCCTGATCAGGATATAGAAAACGCGGCACATGGCCGCGGCAAAGAAAAGGTTTCCTGTCAATGTCTCGGGTTTCGGTATCCCCCTGTTGTCCAGGTTAAAATCACCCGCTATATGCATTAAAAGACTTCTTAGAGGTTGCCTTCTGGCATTGTTGAGATAATTGTCCCAGATATCATGATAGGTAACGGGCTCCATCTGACATGGCCCCAACGCCGGCCCCTTGCCTAGCTGTCTGAGATATGTATAGTTGCTTGCATATCCCTCAACCAGAAAAGTTCCCGTTACCTGATTGATCGCCCTCTGTCCACCCAGATTTATATAGTTAAGGGCTGGTGTTATCACCTCATGTTTCAAATGGTTCAGATAAATTCCACCTGTGGTTTTTGTCATGATGATTTTTCCTTTTTAGAATGAGAAGTGGATAATAAAAAACCCACCGCAATGGGTGGGTAACTCAATAAATATAATGGAGAAAAGGTAATCCTATATATTTTCAAACTGATTATTAAATATTGGCGTATTTAAATAATCATTCGTAAGTAGATGAACATCAGATCAAAGGTTAATAATCTGAATATGGATAGCCTAATAAAGATATCTATCCATGAAAAAACATAATCTTTATTAGCATAGTATAAAATTACTATATTCCTTTTTATAAGGAAGTACAAGAACTTAATTGCTTTTTCTCAATTTCAATCATATCCAAATCATCTTTAATTTCTTTTAATCGTTTCTTGTAATATTTATGACGATCTTTCGTAATGGACTTATTAAAATCAATTAAATCCTCATACGATTTTTTAATCTGTCCTTCAAAAAATATATTCGCTTCCCTAAAAAGCTGTGCTGCTTTATCAGGATTAAAATCAAAATCTTTTTTAGCCAGAGATTGTTCTATTTTGTTTTTTTCAAGCTGCAAATAATAACAATCATTATTTAATTTATTAAGACGATCATTATCTTCAGATGATTTCATCATCATACCTTATATACAATTTTTTTCGTTTTTTGATTATATTCAATTTTGTCAAAAAGATATAAAAATCCCAATGCAGATAAAATCAACGGTTCGCATTTTGGCAGTTTATTTTTGACATGGATATAAACCTCACATACATCGACCGTATGTTTTTTCCATAATAGTTTCAATAACAATAAAGCCGTGTTTAACACTGTACAATCTGGATTTGTTTGTCGGTCTGGAATTAACATGATAAAGAACTGTTGAAGAAAATGTTATTGCAAATAAATATTTCAAAAGAGTTTTAACCTCAAAAGATTACCAGGTGCACCAACACTAATCGGTAATCAATTGAGGCTAAATGAACCGTCAGGTTAAAGGTTAACGACCTGATCGGGGATAGTCTAGTAAGGATAAAACGAAAAAATTTAAGAATCCTTATTAGCACCGTATAAAATTACTATATTCCTTTTTATAAGGAAGTACAAGAACATTTTTGTTGAATATGATCTATTTCCATTTCTATTTTAACACCAATCAATTTTGCAAATGGGGAAGTATATGACTGGCAATAGCCTCAACAACAGGAACCACGACCGCATTTCCGAATTGCCTGTATGCCTGGGTATCCGAAACGGGAATTTTAAAATCTGATTGCCCGGGCCTGTCAAACCCCATCAGCCGCGCACATTCTCTCGGGGTCAACCGTCTCGGGTTTTTATCGCATCCCTGTGAGACAAGGATTTCAGATCCGTCCTTGTAATAGCGTGCCGACAATGTTCTGGCCACACTGTCATGATCGCACAGTCCAAAACCAAAACCGTTTCCCGCCTTTTTGTGCTTGTCAGCATAGTTTTGCAGATATTTCCATAATTTGTCGGATAACGTGTATTTTTCGGAAACAGAGGCTTTTTTCCCCACGGTATAGTGGCTTTCCGGTTTTTCACTACCGTTTTCAGGGTGCAGGATTGCCGAGAGGCGGGGCCCTGACAACGGATCGGGCAAGGATAATGTATCAAAACTGAAATCGTTTTTATCCAGAAACCCGACGATAAAAATACGCTCACGATGCTGGGGAACAAACCCTTTTCCATCAATGATACGCCAGTGCAGGCAATACCCAAGCTCATGTTCCAACACATTGCGAATGATTGAAAAGGTTCTTCCCCTGTCATGACTGACAAGATTTTTCACATTCTCCAACAGGAAACATCTGGGACGATGATATCTGATAATACGCGCGACATCGAAAAACAGGTTGCCCTGTGTCTCACATGCAAACCCGTGCTTCAATCCCAGGGATATTTTTTTTGACACGCCGGCAATTGAAAATGGCTGACATGGAAAACCCGCCAGCAGGATATCGTGATGAGGTATATCCCGCTCACTTATCCTGGTTATGTCACCCGCAATTTCATGATTGCATGCGTAATTGGCCCTATAGGTTTTTTGCGAATACATATTCCATTCGCTTGTAAACACACATTGACCGCCAATCCGGTCAAATCCACGTCTCAACCCCCCTATGCCCGCAAACAGATCAATGAACCTGAATTTGCATTGCCCATTTCCCGCAATGGCTATCTTGTTTTTCAACATGATTTTTCCAGAAATTCGATTATTGTCAAAAGACTTGGTGAAAATTATTATGGATAAAAAATAAACGTTGATACCATTGTTTATTAACGTTTGTACATTTCAGTTTTCAATATATCTTAATAAGACAATAAGTACAATGAATTAACTGATACTTTTTATAAAAAACATTATAATTTAATTAATGCTTGATAGAATATTCCAAATCTTGGATGGTTAATGATTCATTTTGATTTAATACCATTTTATTTATGGCTTTTCGTACAACACGTTCAATTCTTGCACCGCTATAATCATCAAATAACTCTGATAACTTTTTATCATCCAACTTAAATTGTAGTTTAACTCCCCGCAATTTTAATTTTAAAATTTTTAAAATTTGTTTATAATCAGGTAATGGGAATCTTATTTTATAATCAAAACGTTTTAATATTGTTCTGTCAATTATAATATTATAATTAGTTTCTGCCAAAATAATACTTTTTCCTTGATAAAAAGAAAGCATCTGTGAAAAAACACTAACAGTACGCCCTAATTCACCCATATCATGAAAAGAAAATCTTTCTTTTGCAATAGCGTCAAATTCATTAAACAAAATAATCATTTCATTATTTTTAATAAAATCAAAAATTTTATGAAAATTAACCACCGTTTTTCTCAATGAAGAAGAAATTAAGGAATCTAGTCTAACAATCGCCAAAGGCAAATTTAATTCATATGCAATTGCTTCAGCTGCCATTGTTTTACCACAACCAACATCCCCATTAAAAAGAACTTTGTAAGACGGCTTTCTATTATAACTATACAAGATATCCGCCCGCCTATGTTCCTCTAAAAAATTTTCTAAACTATCACGCGTATCTTTTGATAAAACAATTTCTTCCAATGATCTTTGTACAGTAATAATATCCAGTAAAGGAATTCCCAAATCATCATCAACAGGCAAAACAGAGGGAATGTTTTTTTTAACTAAATGATTATTCATTATCATACCTTTTACTTGTTACATTATATTAACATTTTTATCTATAAAGTACAAGATGTTACAATAAGCAAATGCATATAAAAGCGATGGGATGTTGTAAAATAATTAATTAATTTTCTCACTTCCCCCGCCAAATCCTGATAATGGCACAGATGGCATGAATGACCATGCTTAACGGTATGCAGATCGCTATGATCGGAATTACCCATGGATCATGAATCTTGATCCACTCACAATTGTTCAGCCACCACCATTTGCAAAACTCATAGACTGTATTCATAATCCCTTATCACCCCCGCCAGTATCCTTGCCAGGGTGTAAAGGTTCACCAGCGCGAATGTTCCCCAGGCAACAATGCCAAAATGCCAGTGCCTCTCGTAGACAAGCATGTTCAGCACCCCCCATATGAAAAGGGATGCCGCCAGAAAAGAGGCCACCCCCCTCCACCTGAAACTTCCGCACATCAATGAAACAAGCTGCAGTGTCCCTGTAAGTATGAATGATCCTTCCCAAATACAGGCCGGAAGGATAGCCCTGAACCCATTGACGAATGAACAGTGAAAGATGTTGCCGGCCATGAAATATGCAAGTGCATACATTCCCGTCATGACCAGCAGTATCGAGCTCCACCACTCACCCAGGCAATGGTTACGGTGTTTTTGGTGTCGCCTGTTTTCCATTGGTGCCATCCCCGTTCTTTCCATCTTTTCCAGCCTGCCTGTCTGGCAGCCTGAAAGAGGCGAGCAGATGAATGAGAGACCACAGCCCGTGCAATCCGCTTTTTGAATCAGGCTCTTTCCAGAACCTTATGACAAGGGTGCACAGGGTCACGATGAAAGTGACAACCGCGACAACATCACCAGCCGTATTGCTGGGCAGGACATTGATGATATATTGTAGAAGCTCGGTAAAAAAATCCATTTGTTCTTTCCTTGAATATAGACATAAAAAAACCACCCTAGCGGTGGCTGGTATCTCTGGTGTTCTGGCAGGCCATGATCATGTCACGCAGGCTTTTGTAATCCAGCAGGTAACGGCCGATCTCACTGTCAGGTTTTAACGCCTTGATCTCGCTGGACAGCTTTTCCTGTGACTGGGGCGTGTAATCCCTCAACGGAGGGCATTCAATCCGGTAGACAACGCGTGGCGATGCCGAGCATGCCGCAAGAAAAACCGCCGCGAGTAAAAAAATAGGTTTCATCAGAATTGCCCTTTCTCCAGCACATCTTCCAATTCCTCCATGTTTCCAGGTGAATGATTGGCTGCCTGCTGCATTGCCTGAACAGTCTGAAGGGTCTGCAGGTCATTTTTGATGACTTCATCCTGTGTCCTGATCAGGTTGTTTCTATTCGCGGCCCTTCGTCCTGTCAGGTAAAGAAGTCCTGCCATGATCCACCCTTTCCCTTTCCATAAAAAAGAGCATACGGACTTGATAATGAGTATGATATTTGCCATCTGTCTTTCCTTTTCCAGACATAAAAAAACCACCCGTTAAGGTGGTTTGGTAAAAAATAAACGTTTTAATAACTATCTAGAATTAACATTGAGAAATTATGTTGGCTTCATTTTCTTTAATCATGTATTTCTTGATATTCAACAGGCCAAATGTAAGATCATTAAAATCATGATAGGGAATATTAAGTTTCTTGGATAATTCTTCCCTTGTTATTTTATCTCTCCAAAGCATGGTAAAGATTTTTTCCCACAATAAAGAATATTCACGCTTTACAGGATTGGGTTCCCTCTTTCCATAATTCATTACCTGCATTTCATTGCCCATATTATGGTAATGCCATTCTGATAACAATCCAAGCTGTCGAATACGATAAGCCAAATCCGCACTTGTCAGCGTTTAGGATGATACATTGATCATTTCTTAAATATCCAATGCATCCTTTATCCATTTTGATTGATAATCAAGTGCACCATCATATGTTTATTTCATATTGTATGATCAATTTTTTTGTGGCATCGGTTTTAAAATCAATTAATTTTCCAGTTTTTGTATCTGCAAAAGTCAACTTGAAACTTCCACCAGTCCAATCATACATCCCATGAAAAACATTGACTGTAGAATAATCGCTGAGTTCTGGCAAGGACATCAATATTTTCGGATTAACGTACCAAAGATTATTTTCTGCATTTGCCACTTTCAGCTGATCATCCTGAAATATTAAGGTACTGTTGTCATCCCACTTTATCGTATTCAAATTTAACTGTTGGAATTGGGTTTTATAAGAAAAATCGGGCAATTCACCGGCTTTGCTCGCCTCGATTGTCAATGTCGAGGCAAACATTTTTCTTGCAACTGGATACATGCTGTTTGATATATTGACTTGTGCGTCAAAAATTTTTCCGGATGCCATGGACGGACGGAAATGACCAAATGAAACTTGAATGATATCACCTGGATCGACAGGTTCATTGATGGTCAACTCAGCCGTATATACTCCAACAGTTGTTGAATTTACATAATTTTCTGATGACTGTTTCCATATTCCGTTAGCTGATATCCAACGTACTGCAATCGAAGGGTATTTCTGATTGTCATCAGCTTCCTCAAATGATACTGCCGTTACCGTAATGCTAATCTTTTCACCAAATATCGCTGGAACATTATAATATCCATAAGCATTACTGTTCGTATCTGTTGATTTGAATGTCCATGTTCCATCACTATTCTTGTCAATTGTCGATGTCCCATTTATTATTATTGGAAATTGTGACAGTTCACGACCCGCTATTAGAATATCTTTCATTTTCAACCTCTTAATTAAAACACATGGACAGGATAATTGTTGCAGATCACAGAAGTTACGCCAGCCTTAATCGCCTTTAAAAATTTACGATCATCTTCAGCAGTCCAGACACTCAACCCAACATCGGCATCGATGCATTTTTGTACAATTGAGGGATCCTGCGAAACAGTGTCAATTTGCCATAACAAGAATCCGTTTCCCAAGGTCTGCATTTTCTTAATGGCTGAATCGGCATTGTTATCTTCTCCAAATTGTAAATACCCTACACGACATTTTGAATCCAAAGAACGGATATGTTCCAATACTGAATAGGTACCACTTTCAAAAGTGACCAGATGACTCAATCCATAAGATTGAATGATTTTTACAATTTGCGTGACTTGCTCTATGGTTTCAAATCTCTTGATCTCTGCATAAAATGGACGGTTGACTTTCGCTATAAACTGACACCATTCATCCAGTGAACTTAATTTGACAACATCATAATAAGGTGTATTTTTCAGGCCGGTAAAACGTAGGGATTTCAAGTCTTCATAGGTTGATGTCCGCAATTCCAAACTATGATCAAGCAATCTGTCTGTTTGATTGTCATGCCATATAATGAACTTGCCATCCGTAGCTGTTGACTGAATATCAAATTCAAAGGATATCTCTTGATGCGCACGATAGGAATTTACAGCGTTATATACTGTATTTTCTATAATTCTTGCCACCCCGCCTCTATGCATCGCAATTTCAATCGGTCTGTTTGGAAGATTAAATGAACGTGTTTCATACACCTTGTTTACTATTGAAAAAAGCGAGGCTGTAGGGGCGGCTTTTGTTGGAACGAGAGCTGATGGATTGATTGATTTAACATACAGGTCTGTTGTCCCATCGTTTAGATTATTATCACCCTTTTCCCCTCTTGGACCCGTAGCCCCCATAATGACAACAATACCGTCATTATTCTCATACAGCACACCCTCCGCACGAATTGGAAGAATACAGACAAAATCAAGCGTTTCCTCCTGTTCTGTCGTTATTTCACAACGAATTGGAACATTCCGGTTCAATTCCCCGCCACTCAGGCGAACCGAAAAAGTCTGATCATGGAATGTGTATTTGTCAGCCGTGACATTGCTGTCACTGGTTGGTCCGACCTTTACCGATGCGATCTTGTCATCAGCCAACATACGGTTCTTTACAGAGAAACTGTAGAATTTCTTTTCTGTTGGCCCCTTGCATAACAACCTTAATTCTGTACTGCCAAGACATCCTCCAGGCAATTCAAATATTTCACGATCAGTCTGTAAAATTTCTGTTTCTTTATTTACCTGATTGTCTTGAAAAGCCTTTTCGCTCACTTTTCGTGATGCTCGAGTATTTATTTTATTAAAATCCATTTTAATATCCTAATAATTAATTAACGTGTGAACTGGAATTTTATGTAACCTGTGGAACCGTCCCCTCCCTGCCATGAATGTGGTGATTGCCTGTCCCTGGTGCATCCACCCGCACCACCGGCCCCGTAACCTGAACCGGATTGCGCCTTGTCCGCCCAGTCCGGTGTTCCTCCCTGTCCAAGTGGCGTGCTGCCACCGGCACCGCCAAGATGATCATCCTCTGTAGCGTTATCGACACCATGTCCCCCGTCCGTACCATTCGGACTTCCACCCTTGCCACCAGCCGTGTCCAATATTCCGCCACCGGCATAGGGTGTATTTCCACCACCACCACCTGTCACCCTGAGTATCTCTGTTTCATCAATCTTTACGAAACTGTCACCTCCATTGTCTCCGGCATCATAATTTCCAATTCCACCGCCCCCGATTTGTAAAAAAACCTTTTGGTTCGGCATCACGTCATGAACGATGTTCTGCTGGTAACCTCCAGAACCGCCGCCACCGCCAGACTTGCCACCGCCACCCTCTTCACCGCCACCGCCACCGCCGCCTCCGGCGATCAGCCATTCCATTTTCATCTTGCGGCATCCCTTTGGAATGACGTAGTTATACTGACCGGCTGTCAGTTCAATGACAGGCTGATCATTCCATATCGCCTCGCCCCATTCCATCTTCGGTATCAGGTCAACGCCGGCCACCAGCACACGCGGTGTATTTCCGATACTGTATCCGTTCTGGGACGCGTAGTTTCTCACCCCGTTGCTCAGGTCATTCAGGATATCCGCCGTTATCAGGTCGCCCTTCTTGATCATGTAATGGTCGAAGCCGTCCATCTCCCTACGGTATTTTCTGACAACCTCGTTGTAATCATCCGCATAAAAAATACCGTTGATAAAAAGGGTGTTTCCATCATAGTCATGCATTGTCTTCTTCCCTAGTTCTGCCTGATAACGCACTCGACAGGACGGATTGAAGTCTCGTGACTGTTTTCCAGGGAAAATCCGATATGTCTCTCACCGCTTTTCGCTTTTCTGGCCACACCGGATATTTCCGAAATGGTTACCGGATCACCCTTGTCGATCATGCCTGTCACGAGAACGGGAATACGGCCTGCCAGCGTGACAGGTAACGCGTTCTTTCTATCCCTGATAGCCGTATTCATTATATAGGCTGGGGATGTTGAAATGACCCCATAAAAAAAGCCCCCAATGGAGGCTCTTGTTATCTCTTTCTCACCGCCTATTTTCACAAGCGTCCCTGGATCATATCTCTCATCGGCAATATAGTATTCCGCAAGGTCTGCACAAAATGCGGACATGGACTCACCATTGAAATACTTTCCCGTAATGGTTCCCTTGCTATCCATGGTATAAAAATATTGCTCTCCACTGCTGTTCGCATAAAAAACAAGATCGGTCTTGTTATTATTGAAATCCTCCTGGATATATATCCCGCTGGTTTGCCCAGGCCTGTTCACAAGGTTTAAGTGAATAGATGAATTTCCAACGATTAAACCGTTTTCATTCGTATCCTTGTTTGTACTGTTGATATTCAGTGTTCCGTCCGTGACGGACATATCTTTGGATTGCAGTTCATTACATTCTATTTTTCCGTTTTCTCGAAAGACGATCGCATTGTATACCACACCATTGATTTTGCTCTGTATGGTTATTTTCTTGCCTTCCTTCAGGTCATGGGTCGCGAACATGCTCATGGCATTGTTTCCATCAAACTGCCAGATTGCCGATGGAAGGTTTAGAATACCGTCCGTATATTTCAACTCTCCTGGGTTGATGATTAAATTATGTCCGTCTACAGATAATGTACCAACAAACTTTACTTCACTATCAACTTTTTGCTCTGTTGCAGATTTCAGTTTCAGGAAATAGTCATCATCGCCACCGACTTTTTTCATTATGGAACCTATTATATCGGCAAGCTGATTCCAGTTGTTCCTGTCTGGAGTTTTTCCACCAGCCCTGATCGCATTCACTATTTCCGCAACTGTTGCATTTACAACATGGGCTGGCAAAATTGTCGCAGGAATACCCTGTGCGGGATTTCCGTCAGTCGCATATTGGGCAATGGTATCCACCGGTGCCTTGTCAGCATTTTCCATTGGAACAGAATATGGTGCAATAATTAAATCCATTTCATAACCTTCTAGTTTATTTTTTCATTTTGGAAAAGACCGTAATAGACCAGGGTATGTGTCGGTGAAATACGGTTGAAAATGCATGGGAGATATTTCAGGTCCTGATCCGATCTTATTCTCCATGTATGGGACCAGTCCTCACCACCCAGTGGCCTGTTAAGGGGTGTTCCAAGTCTGAATGGCGTGAATTGATCAATGGTGATGTCAAAACCGAAATATTTTTTTGCATACATGATATAGAAATTGATATTGGAATCCACGGATGACACCAGACGATCAACAACAAGCCTCTGACGCAGCTGCAAATCCGTCACCTCTCCAACACATGGATCCGGTAACCCGACGGTTTTTTCCCACTCATCGAGAAGTTCGGTCGCGGTTCCAGGAAAAGATACCTGCAAGAGCTCGATCGCCCTGTCACTGTTCCTGACATATACCTGGCCAATGATGGAAGCCCAGTAATGACATAGGCTTCCTGGCTCCCTTGACCATATTGGTCCCATCGGCAATAGGTATAACAGGGCCTGCCTGAAATTTTCATGGGTGAAACGTGGTATCATGTCTGAAATGTAACCTTTCCCAATATTGGCAGGTTACCCTCACTTTCCGCTATAATTGTCGTAACTGGTGATGTTATGGTGTATTGGGTTAATGTCGTTATGGATGCAATGGCACGGTCCCATGCACTTGGATGCATATTTTTCCCTGGGGCGGCCTCTCTTCGGAACAGGTCTTTCAATGCGGCCCTGATGGCATTCTGGTTATCGAGCGTGTTATTGATGTCAAGATCGGAAATGACAAAATCAACAGGCTGCGGAATTGGCGAGCAGACAATGACAAGTGAGGTTACCGGTTGCTTGTCCCATATATAGTTCGCAACGGCCAGCTGGTCACCCGTTGCTGTTTTATACCTTTTCTCCTTGTCCGATGTTCCATTATCACCGATCGGAAAACCGTTATTGGAGGTATTCGCATCATCACACATGATCCATATCACGACAGTCCCGCTGCCGAAACTGTTCCTGCCAACCCATGCCCTTGAAACCTGGTGAACGGATTCTGCCCACATGATGTATTCCTGTTCACGTCCGAGGGAACCTGATGTTCTGAATGCCTGGATCACCCTTGACCGGTAATCATCCTCATCCTCGAGATCTGCACCTCCGGTGATCGGTGACAGAACCTTGACATTCACGTTCACACCCGCAAGGGCCTGTCCAAGCGTAAGGACTGCAGTCTGGTCAGAATTCCCGTCAATACCATTCTCGACAGACTGAATATGAGCCTGGTTCCGGATGCTGTCCTCCATTGTCACGTAGCTCCAGCCATCATTCCTTCTTATTTGCGTTCCCTTTGGAACGATAACACTGTCATCCACGACCGTGAATTCAACCAGTCCCGTTGCCCTGGTGGGGGCCTTTCGATAGACATTCTTAAGATTTCCCCATCCAGCCAGATATTCATCTGTCGCGGTCCATGGAACGGACTGTCTGGCGATATTGCCCAAGAATGAATAATGCGACCATGAAAGTCCAGCCTGGACAGTTCCGATCGTGCCAATAACCGAATTTTTGAGCACTGTCTCAATTCCTGGAACGCCAGCGTTGATTATATCCTGCTGCACCTGATTGTTGAGTTCTGTTAAGGTTGGAACCTTGAACGGCATTATATTCCCTCCCATACCCAACTGAATAGAAACTGTTGGGGCGTGTCTGATTGTGGTTCTGTTAGATTGATTGAAAACTGCAGTAGACCGGTTTTCACCCATTGGACATTGACATCGATATTCGCCACCAGTCCATCATTAACCATCCACTGCAGTGATTCATAGATCATGTCCTGTGCGGACAGGGTGACAGAATACTGATCGGTTTTCACGGCCCGTCTCAGCTGCCATAATCTTGATCCCATAGGTTCATCCCTGAAAATGTCACCCCACCATCCGCGACGGTCTCCCGAAACCTTGCCGATATTTGACTTTTTTTCCGTAAAAGATGGTTCCAGAGGGGCGAGCCTGTCCGTGAACAGTGAAACCATGACTGCACTGAAAAGTGCATTGTCAAGTTTTATATCATTATCTAGGATAGACCATTCACCCTTGCCGGTCTTGTTATTCCAGGTTATGGAAATGTCCTGTACCGGTCTCATAGAGGTCCACCCGTTGGCTGGTTCTGGTATCCCCTTGAATGTTTATGGCTTTTCAGACTTACCGATCCCGCCGTCACATCGCCAGATGCCCTCACATCTCCCGTTGTATCGACATTCCCGTCAACCTTGAGATTTCCGTTCAGAACACATTTCCTGTCTGACGGATTTATCTCGACTGATCCATCATTCTTCAGGATAACGGTTGTTCCTGATTTGTGATAAATGGCGACCTCCCCATCGCCAAGATTTTTTGGACGGTATCGCTGGTCATTCGATGCTATGACAGTGCCACGATTGTGGTCACCGGCAAAAAATAGGGAAATCGCATCAGCACCAGGCAAGGGTTTGCTGACAAAACCGTATTGCTGCATGAATGTCATCCCATCCATTTGGGCACCGCCGGAAACCACAATCTGTACTGTGGGTGTCGTTCCCTCGATAATCCTGTTAAGGATACGGCATGCACCAACTGTCATGTTGATCCGTCTCATGATGCTGTCCATTGGTCCAGGCATGTTCACTCCAATAAAAAAGCCATCCAGAAGGATGGCCCTGTTTCCTAGTTTATAAAAAATGGTTATCTTGAAAGGCTCGCGTTTGATATGTAGTTGTGAAGCTGGTCAACCTCCTCCTCCATACGTCTTGTATGATCATTGATGGTACATATCAGATCATCGATCACCGGATCCTTGCAGTTGACATTTTTCGTAAGTTTCCTGAACAATGAATTGAAAATGTCGTAATCAATATTGATGATCCTGATCATCCGATCAGCATTCATCAAATCTATATTTTTACTGAACCTGCAAAGACTTGAACGATTATTCTCTTTACACATATTATTTCCGTCCGTAACGAATATGTTGTCCATAAAATATGGACACAATATTATTTTTTTTAATCTCTTGATATCCTCGAACATAATCCTAGATAAAAGAAGCCTATTATTCTTAAACCATACTAGGTGCGTAGATAGTGAACAGATTGTTCAGATAAGGTCACTATCTACAATATGGTTTTATCGATGTTTATCGATACAAATAATGAAGCTTATTTATATAAACGATTAATATTCGTTAACTTAAATTAATCAGTAACTTCAGGATATCAAGGCAATATTTCGACATGGAATTAACTTTTATTTCTTTGAATTATTAATCTTTACTTGATAAACAAGTGTATATATTATAATTCACTTCATTAATTCCGGTTATTACTGTTACCGATCACGTCTATACATGATTCGAGAACATTTCGGACAATCTGGTCAGTCCCTTTGGCGTTATCCTCACCTGTTCACTGATCCTGCTTGTTCCATCACTCAATGAAACCTCCGTCACCTTATGCTCAAGCAATCCCTGCTTGATCTTGTCCTGATAGGCAAGCCAGTTCCTGTTGCCAGTCCGTCGGTAAATCCATTCATGGGAATTGAGATAGAAAAACAGTTCCTTTGGCCCCATCTGAAGATTCTTCGCCGCGTCCGTGATGCATAACGAACCGTCCGCCGTTGCAATGCGATCAAATCCATCCGCCTTCGGTTTCAATTCCTTAATCTGCTCGGCTTGATCTGCAGCAAGACGTAATGCCTCAGGATAAGATTGTGGAATTTGAAAAGATGTAATTTCTCCGCGTTCATAAGCTTCAAACTTTTTAATAATTTCTATCGTAACGTTAATAGCATCTTTTGTTTCGGATTTCGTTGTTATAAAAATGGCTTGTTTTCGATTGAGATAAAATTCTTTAGCTTTACCGCCATTTATAACCCGCTCCACCGTGGCGCGGGTCCCCATTTCATCTAATTCATTTAAATAACGATTAATTAATTTCCGAATATTACGAGGTCTTTCAAAACCCAATCTTTGAGCAAGATCAATATCGAGAATACGAAGTTCCTTTTCAATAAGAATAGGATTAATTAAAGAAGTTGAATTACAGTTAGCGTTTAAAGTATTATTTAACATGGTTGTAATATCCTTCATATGTAAAGTTACAACTACCGTAGAGAAGAAAGTCGTTATCTTTCTTCTCTACAATACTTAACTTACACATATAACACATAAATAGCAACACATTTTACATACTTGACTTAATATGTGTAATTTGCTATTAAATTATTTATGAAAGAAGAAGAAAAACTTAATCAACGATTGCAAATTGTCGCATCAAAAAAAATAGTTGTAGCCATTGATGAATGGAGACGCGAACAATCTGATTTACCCTCTCGTTCAGAAGCAATAAGAAGGTTAGTTGAAAAGGGTTTAAAATTTTCACAACATGAAAATCCGAACTGATCCACATTGCAATTGTATGTCATTTTGACCTTATGTCTGAAAAAAAGAAAATATATAGATACACATTACGTTTGAATGATGATTTTCATAAAATGCTCGAAAAAAGAGCATTAGAAAATAATCGTGCTATGAATGGCGAAATAATGGAAATATTACGTCATGAATTTAACAAATCAAAATTAAAAGATTCTGATAAATATGAAATCATGGCCAGTTTTTTAGAAAAGTTTTTAAAGACGAAATATAACTTATAAATAATATCAATAGACTTTTATGTAATTTTTATGCATAATACACACATGAAAGAAGAAACATTACGTTATAATTTAAAAATGACTGTAGATTTGCATGCTACTTTAACTGAGCATGCTAAAAAGAATAAACGTTCTTTACAATCAGAAATTATTCAAAGATTAGAACAATCACTTTCATTCCCTAAACCAGAAGAACTATCGAAAAATAAAATTGATATTTTTAAGAAATTTGAAGATGAGTATATAAAAAAAGAAGTTAAAAAATATGCAGATGCATATATGAAAAAAGCATTTGAAGAATTAAAAAAAGATTTAAAATAATCCTTTTATTTGTTCAATTTTTGCTCCCCCGTTTGGGGGAGCAAACAATATTGATCCTTAAACATAAGTTATTTCTGAACATAATGTTTTCGCCATTTGCAATTTTTTTGTATTACATATATTTATTATGAATAACGTAAATTTATAAGTATAAAGAATGGCACAAACAACTAGAAAGCGTAATACTAGTAGAACTGAAAGCTTAACAATACGTCTTGATCCTAAAACAAGATTCGCATTAGAATTTGTATCAAGAATTACCAAACAGACGATCACAACAGTTGTAGAAAGTGCAATCAAGGATATAGCAGAAAAAACATATTCTGATATTTCTAAAACCTATACAGATAATTATAAAGAAGTGAACAACACCAATTGGAAATATTATTGGGATGTTAATGAAGGAGTTAGATTTATTAACCTGGCTAACGATCCAAATACAAATCCTACTTATGATGAGGAAGAAATATTAGAATTTATAAAAATACATTGGAAATATTTTTCAGAAGATAAAGATTTATATATATTACGAAGAGATTGTATTGATGTAATATGGCCCCATATAAATAAGTTAATTAAGATATGGAGAGAAACAAAATCAAACAATAGACAAGAAGCTTCTGACTATATGAAGCAATTACTTGATAAAGCTAATATATCCATAGATAAAAAAAGTTAATTAAAAGATTACAATTTTTTTATTTGTTAAATTTTTGCTCCCCAGTTTGGGGGAGCAAACAATATGGTACTATTATTTTATACGAAAATGGGGTACGTAAAACGTACACCCTATATATTAAAATAGTACTATATATATTAATGATAGTAATGAAGGATTACTCTAACCAATAGTTATAGTCAGTCTATTTCATATTTTGATAACTATGAAAAAATACCCTCATTATTAATGAGTGTAATCGAGAAAACTCAGAAAAATCTGTCATCAATATTGTTATTTATGATTCTTCTTGCATTTTATCCATTTTTTATCGGATTCAGGCTGGTTGTCATGTCCAAAACACCATCCTAACTGATTCAGTTTTTCATCCGCAGCGTCCCTGTAGTTACACATGATATATGTTTCGGCGTTTTCCTCGAATGATCCTTTGCAAAATTCTTGGGCGTAATAATAGTTTTTGATAAGTTGTTGCACGTTTTCGTATTTAACAGATAAGAACGTATCCTTCTTTTTATCTGCAGCTTGAATAGTGATAGGTAATGCAAAAACTAAAAAGAAAATAGAAATATTTTTCAACATGATAATAATTCCTAAAAATAAAAACCATACATCAATATCATTTCAATATGCAAATGTTTTGACTGTTCATGTTTTCCTTTGCGACATTAGGTGATCCCATATTTGGCATCACCTTCATATATAAACCACTCCGATATTATACCATTACTGTATAAAAATTATGTGATTTTTGTTTTTTAAATTTGTTACGATCTATTTTTTGTTATATTTATTCAACGATTTGTTATTAAAGGATTTAAATATATGGCTGATGATGACGAGACTAAAGTATCTGTGACTAAGACTAGGGATGCTCATGATATTTTTATGGAATATATTAATAGATTTCCAAATTGGAAATGCCCTGTATGTGGTAATAAAAAATTTTATTATGATAAAAGTTCAAACCTAATTACATTTCCATTGGTAGATGTGGAAAAAAGGGAAATTGATTTAACAAAAGGCGTTCCTGCTTATTGGGTTTATTGTATAAAATGTTTTAATATATCATTTTTTTCTAAAATACAGATCTATAATTTTTATAAAATCAACAATAAAGAACAAACAGAAGATGATAAAAAGTAATAAAGACTTTTAAAAATGAACGGCCAAACCTATAATACTAATAATGTAATACCAATAAGCGATCATCATAGTTATATTGGTTTTCATAAAAAAAATAATACAAGCGATAACGGTAACGGCGGTGGAGGTGACGATATGGAGAAGAGACTTTCAAAATTAGAAGCTGGTATCGATTTTATAAAAGATAAACTTAGTTCACATGATGATGAATTTAAAAAAATAAATGATAAATTTGATAAAATAGATGATAAATTAGATGAAATAAATAAAAATTTTAATGAATTTCCCACTAAAGATTTTATGAAATTATCCATTTCTGATGAAAGTAAATCCATTAAATTATGGATGTACTCTATTATTTCAATCAGTTTACCCGCTTTAATAATATCCTTAATTAATTTTATAATATCCTTAATTAAATTATTTAATTTACAACACTTATTTCATTGAAAAACCCTATGATTATCTTCCTGCTATTGCCTGGACAACAGCACTGTTTGCAGCATTGAGAACGATGGGTTGCGGTGAGAACGCCTCCTTTGGCATCAATGTTATTTCGGCATGAGTCCCGCCGCCCATATCCAGACGGAAAACCACTTCCGCAATAAGAAGGTGGTTTTTTGTATTGACTTTCAATGTCGGAAAAGACACCGGAACAAGGGTGTTCGGTTCCCAAAGCTTCCCCTGCTGATCCCTCCAGCTGTCAGTCACGACCTGAATTGATTGCGAGCGTCCGAAACGTCTGTTGACCTCCCACTGTGCCCGCTGTTGTGACACGACATATCCCATATCCCCCATCTCGGCTGAAATCAGCATGGGACGATAGCGTTTCACCCCTGGATCAGTGGCGGGTTTCCCCGTTGTTATATTCTCGAACTGGGCGGCGAGTTGCGAATTGTCCCCAGGTGCCGAAAAAAGGGATGATGTGTTCTGCAGTATCATGGTGACATTGCTGAATCTTCCAGCCATGGAACGGCGAACAACCGCCTCCTCGACGTTTTTTCCCTCGACAAAACCGGATGACACCACTCTCGATCCAACCTTTGAGAGAATGATATTCCCATCGGCATCATCATAAAACAGCAATGCGGCCGCACGGGTCATACGCTCTATGATCTCATATCCGGTTTCAGTCAGGATAACCGAGAATTGCGGAAGAACCACATTGTCAATATCACCCACCGTTTTTACATCTATTCCGTATGGACTGCAGATGGTGCGTATCAGGTCGATAACTGGCCTGTTATTGAACTGGTAGGTCTCAAATTTTGCCGAACATTCACACAGGTCGATGGATTTCGAATTACCCTGGACAGAAACAACATGGGTTCCATATCCAATCCGCCTGTTGACCGTCACTATATAACCCGTGATTATTTTCTGGTCGCCTATCCTTATAATGCACGACTCACCCTCGGGAATGAGAACCTCCGATGATTTTGGAAAATATTCCGTGCATTCAAGCTCGAATGTGGAGGGCATTATCTCTATGCCACGCCTTATGGAAAGGCTTGTCCAACCTGAAATTACGCGGCCCGCAACCTCGATGGTTACCTGATTGGTTCTCGCGTTGCTGTAACCGAAAAAACCGGTGATTGACGACAATAGACTCATGAGCTCAACACCTCCATTTTAACGGGCATGAATGCGGAATGGGCTGGATTTGAACGTCTGATGATCTCCTCGGTACGGCTCGCATCCGCATAGAGCTGCTGGGCGATCAAGAGTGCGGGTAACGGCGTATTCCGTTCAATTGTCCGTAGATGGGGCAATTCACCGGCCGCATTGGTGAGTATTTCAAGTGTCTTGATCCGCAATTCCCTCAATGAATTGGCCGTATCGATATTATTGTCATCAATGGCTGACATGATCTCCCTGTTCAGCAAATTCGATATTTTCTGCTTTACCTTGACAACCTCGTCCCAGTTATCCGCCTTCCATGTTGATGCCGCCTTGCAAAGACAGCTGATCGCAGCCCGCCTGCATAGGGCAGCCGTCGCCTTCATTGCCGTGTTTTCAGCAGCCCCAAGGGGTGCTGATGTCTCGACAAGGGTCACATGATAATCGCATAATGGAAAAAGCAATTTCATCTGTACGGATGGATCATCCGAGAATTCCATCAGCTGGACAGGTATTTGCATAATCAGGATTGAAAGTTCATTCGGTGTCATTTTTCCTGTATCGTACTCATTGAATTCTGGTCAAAAGACGGGTCAATCATTTGCAGGGTGTCTTTCAAGCTATCCCGATTGACCGCAAGATTCAGCAATTTTTCCCCGATCGATTCCGTTGCGACCGTACCAAGACCGGCAAGAGGTATAGATCCCATTCCCTGTGTGAGAGCCATCGCCCCCCAGTCGCTTGCAACAGACACGGCCTGTTTCATCATCCCGTTATCGAATATATTCGTTGTATCATTCAGGAAATCACCCACCGCGGATCCGGAAAACGCATCGGACAACTCTCCTATGAATGAATTGGTGAGACTGCTTACAAGACCGGCTACGGGATTGCTGTATTCGATAAAGCTTATGTCAATGTCCGAACGGTTGCTTGTATAGTCAGGTTCACGCCATTTATAGCTGACAACCGATACATTCAGGATCCCAAGTGATGGATGTATCAGCAATCCAGGGCCCTCCTGTTCAACGGCTATCTGCAGCATCGTTTTCAGACTTGTCTGGTCATTTCCCATAAGGAACCCGTGCAAATCGTAACGACGCTGGGAACGTCCCAGATCCTCAACCCACGTGCTGTCCTTCAACGGATAGTTGTGAATGGCGATATCCCTTCCGTTTTCACCGCCATTCCCGATAACCCAGAACGGAACACCCCTGAATGAGGCCTGTCTCATTTCACATTCCCCCTGCAGTGCGTCCCGGATCCATTGCACGCTGATAGGATACGGACTGAATTGTCAGTGTATTGCTGCGACTCTTTGGCTTGATATCCATATTTTCCGTTTTACCCCTGATATCAATCTCGAGATATAGATGGTTGTCCTGAATGTTGCTGGCATTGGCCGGCAACATGGTCATGGACGGTGCGGATGGCATTGATGTCACACCGCTTCCAGGCAATTTCCCCAATCCTGAATCCTGTGTGACTGGCGTGATGGATGACAGGTTTCCCATATTGATGGAAGAACCCATCCTCGGCATCTGTACAGGCATGTTCACGAATGGCAGGTCACCACCCCTTGCCTGGTTGTAGTAATTTTCAAAATTTTTCATGGCTTTTTTTGCCTCTTTTGAAAATCCTGAAAAATCCACACCGCCTGAATTGATGAATTTTCTTACACCGATACTGTTACCGCCATCATGATAGGCACCATAGGCCGCAATCATGTTTCCATTGGTTTTGGCAAGCATTTTCTGGAAATATTTCCAGCCCCCCAGGACATTTTGATAGGGATCATACTTGTTCACCCCCATATCCTTTGCAGCAGGATCGGTAAGTTGTGTATAACCATAGGCTGAGGTCCTGCTGTTACCAATCATGCGGCCACCACTTTCTGTCATGATCAGGGCTTTTGCCTCTGCCACATCTCTTGGATCACCACCCGTGACCTGCTTGACAATATTGCCGATCGAATTGTCGGATGGAAAGGAAATACCCTTTTTCCGTGATGAAATATTGTCATTGGCGGCGGCGACGGGCTGGGACGCGATCTTTTTCAGATTGTCCGCAGAGGCAAGGGCCTGTTCCGCATTCGCACCTGGAACGGCCGCCATTTGCTCAATTCCCATGGGCTGGACCTGATCTATTGACGAATTGATCTCCGTCTTTTTCTTTCCACCAAAACCGACGGCATTCTTGATCTTGTTTGCCGCTGCAGATACCTTGTTGGCCATCCATGTGATTTTTCCGACAAAACTGTCAAATTCCTTTCTGAGAAATACAAACATGTCGCTGAAGAATTTCTTGATTGGATCCCAGTTGTCAATAATCTTTCCAGCAAGCTTTATGAAAGGGGATATCAGGGAATAGAGAGTGTCCATTGAAAATTTGGTTGTAACCTTGATGGCACTCCACAATTTTTCCCAATATGGCCTGAACGTATCCCAATGCTTGTAAATATAGACACTTGCCGCCCCGATAATAACGCCGGCCGCCATTATCGCCCATCCGACAGGCCCCATCGCCGTCACGAGTGAAAGCATGGCCGGAACAACAATTCTTCCTACTGTCATGGCCAATGACGCAAATGGACCGATTATACCGAGGATACTCCCGACAATCTTGAAACCCATAATTCCGGCGACGATTTCAAGAACGGTTTTAAGTCCACCCATCCTCTCAACCGTATTGGAAACCCCGTTGGCAAAATCATGGATTTTACCCCATGCGTTCGTGACACCATTGCTGAAACCCTGCCAGTTGATGGATTTCAGCCAGTTGACAAAATCACGGACATATTTGCTTATATCCTGTGAAATCCATTCACGATTTCTGGCTATCCAGTTCGCCATTGAATCAATGACAGGTGTCAGGACAGGTTCAAGTGCCTGGGATATTGAATTGCCGAACCCCTCTACGGCCAGTGTCAATCCCGTCTGCGACATTCTCAAACGATTGGCCGCTTCAGCACCATCGTCATTCACGACCCCGTATTTCATTGCCATCCTCTGATACCTGGCAAGACCTGCGGAGCCATCTCTCAGGAATGGCAAAAGTGCCTCACCCGCACCATGGAAAAAATTTGTGGCAACCGCAGCCTGGGCGGATGGATTGCGAATGGACGCTATTTTATCGGCAACCTCTGGAATAACCTCGGATACATTTCTCAATGAACCATCCATATTCTGCAAATTGATATGCAATTGCTGGAATGTAGCCATCGCTTTGGGATCACGTCCACCAACCGCATTCCACATGGTATCCTGCAGGCTTTGCATACCTGATGTCAGACTTTCCGCGGATACGCCGGCCAAACGTGCACCATTCTGCCATACCTGCAGTCTTCCTGTGGACATTCCAAGGCGTTGGGCTGACGTTTGCAGATTGCTTCCAAAATTGGCCCATGATGTCGCAAGACGGCTGATACCGGCTATTGTGACAGCACCCGTAATGCTGCCAAGTATCGGTGCAATCTGTCCCATGACACGGAATGCACCAAGAGCCGAACCCTGGACACGTCCAAATCCCTCGCTTAGACGACTTAACCCTGATACCTGGGTAAACCGTGCAAAACTGCGTTGCAGATTGACAATGGGTGCCTGCATTTTTTCAATGCGGGAATTGAGCTTCTGAAAAACCTGGGTTGTTTTGTCAACTGCAGTGATGGAAATGGATATTGGTGAAACCATGATTATTTATTCTGTGCCATTTTTTCAGCCTCAACCCCATTGTTCGCGGCCTCTATAGCCTCAATGAACTGGGTTCCCGTCATGTCATCAATCCACTGGGGAGGCCATTTATAGAAATAGATCAGTTGCAGGTTCAGTTCTTTCCAGTTTTCTGGCCATCTGTAAAAAAACCGGATAGATACCTTGATGCCTGCAGGAAAGTGCTTATTGGAAGCTTTAATAATGCAGCAAGTGGCCAATCGCTTATATCTTTCAACAAGGATAGCTGAAACTCCATAGCCCCCAACGGTGTATTTCCATATTTGTCAAGCATACGGGTCGCCTTTTTGCGTTGTCCGACTGTTGGTTCAAGCAACGTGAGACGATCATATTCATTACCGTTGGCAATGGAGATGGGAGGATCAATAATGATCTCGTTTGAATCAATGTTTTCATGATCCTCCTGAAACGATGCAATGAAATTTGTCGCCTCGTCCATGACTGAACTTGGAAAGGATTCAATCGCATTGACCGGTAAACCGGTAACCCTGCTCAGCAATTCAATCTGGACCATGGCATCCGCCTCAAATGATTCTTTGTTTCCCTTTGATTTCAGTGAAAGCATGTATTCATTGATTGTCGGTTCCCTTACCCTGATTTCCTCGTAAACCTGATCATTGAAATTTACCGGATTGGTCAATTTGATTGTTTTTTCATTATTCATGCCTGGTCCTCCGTTACCTCTTTACCTTCAAACTTGAATTCATAGGTTCCTTCCTGTGTTGAAAGTTCAGGCTGTTCCACAAGCCACATATTGTTTCCAGTTATGACTTTTCCATTGGCGGCCCGAACGATAACAGTTGCCGCGGACTTGTTCATGATATCCTTGATCGATCTGTCTTTCCGATCAAACAATGTTCCGGAAATCGAACCCTGTACCGGCATTGCCGTGTAACCTACAACCCCGTTCTGGGAAATGGCAGTTTCACGTTTATAACCATGCAATGTATATTTAACCTCTTTAGCGTCCCATACCTCGCCATCAATGGTTATTTCGCAATATCCCGCAATTGCTCCTGATGTTGATGCCATTAGTTAGGCTCCTCAATTTTGGTAAACTGGCAGTTTCCTGCAATTGTAAACAGCTGGTCTGAAAACTGGTATGGCATCAAGAGTTTCACGATACCGTTTCCTACATTTTCCGACTTGATATCCCTTGAAAACTGGTCAGGGTTCTGAACCCATAGATAGGTCGATTGTGTCCGGTAATGTGCCGCACAACTTTTTGCAATAAGTTCCGCGGTCGTCGCCTTCTGGCCTGAAGATATTTTCGAACCGTTCTGCAACAGTATGCACCGAGAAAACTGTCCAGCCAGAAATGCCCGCATATCCTGCAGTGCGAATGCCGCGGTCAACATCGTTTCAATGTTCAGGTAACTGTTGTCATCATTGCCATAGACGTTTTTCTTGTACATGGTGATCAGACGTTCAATCATCACCTGATTATTGTTGACAGAAAATGTTGAAATACCGTCATACAATAATGAATTCCTTTGCTCATACAGAAATGTTCCCGCATCTGTTGGTGGCATGACCTTAAGTGCAAGGCCCGTGATCGGTATGGCTGGATTGTCACGGATGCTCATTGCGACCTGTGCACCCACCTGGGCTGCCCACACCATATAATGGGAGGGACTGTCAGCCGTTCCAATAATGGTGAGGTATTCACTGTTGGCCATAACGCCAATAGAGGTTATGTCACCGTATGTTCCATTCGCTGCAGTGATTGCATGACCATAGAGCTGAACTGTCGCCTGCCATCTGTCATCCAGGAAATCACTGAAAATTCCAAGTGACACCTCATCTGGGTATGGATGTATAAACAGGTCGAACTGTCTTTGTCCCAAATTGGCAAGTGCCTCTTTCAAAACGGATGGATTTCCCGATCCACCGGTCATTTTGGTTATGCTTATGGTTAGACCATCCGGTGTTTTCTGACCAGCAACCTCACCAAGCAAATTGAGATTGATAGAGATGGAATTTCCGTAATAACCTGTGTTCTTTGAGGTAAGATTTATTGTCGACTGATTTACCGTTGCGGTTACGGGAACATTTATGACACTGTTGACAAGATCTGAAATTGACTGGGCAACTGTACCTGCAGATGTTCCTGAAACAAAGGATCTTTCAATCAGGACATCCCCTATATACAGGGATATCTTGCCATTCCTTGACATGGTTCCATCAAATTGAATGGATCCAGTTGATGGCAGATTACCCTTTTCATCCGCAAGAGGCAAAACCCACAGTTTTCCATTCCGGTCAATTTTACGATATGCCTCCACCATCAGGGCGATTTGAGAGCCGGCACCATATAACCCTATGGCAGAGCTAACCCCAGAACATTCAACCGCTATATTCGGTGTCTCCTTGCTGGTTGGAAGCATCTGGCCTATGATCAAAACCTGACGTTGTGCCGTGGCGGTATTGGCCTTGCTTGCATCCAAGGAAAAATAGAATCCTGGAACACGGTTATTGCTTGAGAACCCAGGTATCGAGATTGTATCAGTCATTCTCTTTTCCTTTTTTGACTATATTTTTATTCTGAATGTTATCAATCTCCATAACGATAATATCCCCGTTATTCTTGAGACGTTGCCAATAGAAGCTGTCCATGACATTTTCGCCCTTTTCAGACAAAAAACGGTCCTCACCAGGATGACGGACTTTTCGTCCTGGTGTTGGTTTTACAAACATTTTTATTTCTCTCTTAATTAAATTTCAGTTGTCGCATCAATATGAAGCAAATCTGTACCGCTTGGATAAAACACCTCTGTATATTGACATTCAAACTCATAACGGGCCTCAGCTATAGGGACTGCGGTATCGGCATGAAAGACAAGATCAAATTTGAACGACATGATACCCTCGATACGGCTTTGAAAATACCGGTCACATTGAATGGCATCCTCAACAATTGAACAAAGGTCATTTATGTCCTGTTGTCCTTTTACAGGATCATCAAAATTAAGGAAGATTTGAAGAACTATATATACATTCCTCCGATAATTCGCAGGTCCAACAGCTTTGGCGGTCGCATGATCAGCAGGTGCTGAGACGAATATGATGGGAAGCCTGTCCTGGGGAACCCTTATCGGCAATGTATTGACAATATTTACCGGAAATGGGAAATTAGTGTTCTTTAATAAATTGACCACGATCTTCAACAGGATATTCCTGTAAAGATTGCTCTCCCTTATTTTCACTGTCCTCATTTTTTTTACCACCATTCAAGACCAGATGTGCACACCCCTGTCCATCGACAGCCACTTCCTGAACGTAGTAAACACGTTCATCAATCATGATTTTGTCACCCATCGTCGGTTTGGCAGAAAAGTCTGACAATCTTACCCCAACCATTAAACGGGATGCAACCACACCATTTTTCCCAGCTTCACTTTCAAGCACGCCAGGCATGGGATCAAGAAATCGGGTGACATTATCAAATATTCCATATATTTCGATAGGATCACCCGATTGTGGACAATATTTTATCGGCCTTCCGAAATTCTTCACACAATGTGAAAGAACCAGTTTATCAAAATCTATCATCAATCTAAGCTGCTTCCCACAGCAGGATTTTTGATAGATGGTATAAATATTCCGCCAGATGGTAAAATTGATCCTGCAACAACATAATTATTCTTGATAAGGAATTCTGCTTCCTTTTTCTCGGCATCAAATGTTGATCCTCCTTTATAAACAATACCGTTATGCGTTACACTGAAATTATTAAGAACAGTAACAGTTATCTTCCCGTCTGAAATACTTGATGTCCCTTTAAAATCATCTTGAGTCTGAGTTTTTATGGGATCATCTTGAGTCTGAGTTTTTGTGGGATCATCATTTTTAGCCATTTGTTTTTCCTTTTGCCACTCTTGCCGTAAAACAGGCATTTGGTCTTCCTAAAATTGTCAATGGGGAGGATTGCAACATCATGAATATCTGGCTTGGATCTGGTTGGATCCACATGCTTGGTGCAAATGCTGCAGGTATATAACCTAATGCACCATCCTTAATTGCAGCATAAGCAAGAGTTCCTGAAATAGCCTTAGAAATACCGATAATATTTCCATCCTCAATCATTGGTTTTTGCTGGATGTCCTCATCAATATACCATTCATTATATAACCATATACGATATCCACCCCAGTATCCCTGGAATGGAACCGATCCGGTATTTGGTCCCATCAACAAATTTGCATCATTGTTCGCCCTTAATGATGAATTGAAGATTGCCTGATATATATCCTTGTTCTTGATCAGTGCACTATAGGCTGAATTCGTGAAAATAAGATCAGTGATCTGGCTTCCGCTCAATTTCAGGATATTTGTCGCCCAATTACGGATATCATCGGATGGATTTGCTATGGTATTTTCATCATCCCACATGCTTTTTCCGGATAAAACGATATTTAAGGAAGGATCACGTAGGAAATCGATAATTGATTCTTCATATCCATCCCCTTTGATGCGTAGATAGCCATTAACGATTGATTGGGTTGCCATCCATTCAAGACGGCGTTTAAGGTTGTCTTTTTGATCGGCAAGTTCAATACCGATATTTGCATCCATTCTTTGTATTGCAGTTAACTGGTTTCCACCGATACGTTCACCAAGTGCACGACGAACAGGGCGTAACAGATCTGGAGCCCTTTTATCCTTGATATATGGAGGTGCAAAAGACCTTGTTCTGATTTTTCTACTTTCAACCAGTTTCCCTTCATGCAAAGGTGAAACAAAAGGTGACATACGACGCAAACCGACATCAATATCGATGGCCACATATGCATCATTGGAAAAAACCGTTGAGCTGAAAAAATTATCAACAAAAAATGTATTTGCTTCATAAAGGTTTTCAACGACACCTATTAAAGTATAGGTATTATAAAGCTCATTGAAATTATTGGATATCTCTGGTGGAAGTTGTTGTGAATTATCTTGCATAATATTTTCCTTAGGATGGGTCATCTGCAGTGACAACATCTTTTAGAAAAATTGAATGTTGTCGTGTTGCATCGCGTAATTTTTCAATAGTCCAACTGTCATCCTTGATGATATGGTTTGCATTGAACTCACCCATTTGATAAACACCGGCATTAACAACATTTCCTCCTGATGTATCAAATGTATCGACCAGAACAGCACATGGATCCTGTGAACCATCTGTTGCAGTGGCCTTGGAAATGACATATAGTCCATCACCATTCTTTCCAAGAATGGTTCCACGTCTTAAAACTCCCTGACCATTTAACAAGGTAATGCTTTGAGTAACAAGCTGAAGATTGCCTGCAATTAGGTTATCCTGACGGTAACTAACATCAACATTTCCAAACGGTTGTGCAGTCGCACCATAAATAGTGGCCATTAGATAATACCTTCCTTAACTTTTCTTAATCCTGTTGCTTGAACGGCTTTCAGGATGTTTAGTGATCTTTCTTTGTATATATTCGTCTGATTTCCCTGATTACCGACTGGGGCTTGCTGACTTACACGGCTTTGATGGTTCGACATCATCTCGTTGAATTTTTTAGAATTGTTTCTTATGGACATTCTTGAACTATTCTGCTTTCCAGGTGATTTTCTCATTGACATAGAAAGGATTTTTATTGCCTGCTTACGTGAAAGATTGCTTCCAAAAGCTAGATAATAAGCTTGTTGCGGATCATTTTTGGCTGCTGGAGACAAAAGAATGGCCTTGCATCGACCACGTTCACGAGCCCGTGCCTTAGCCTTTTTGTCATCCTTTTCATCCTCAGCATCGCTTTCGTCATCACCGTCATCATCGTCGGAACAATTGCTGTCAGGATCATTTTCATTGGAAGCGTTTTCTTCGGTATCGTCTTCCCCGTCATCGCTTGCCTTGTTTTCATCCTGCGTATCATCGCATTTATTATTTTCATCAGTATCTTCGTTTTCCGCACTCATTCCGAAAAGAGCGGCAAAACTTTTTCTAAATTTGCTTGTATTTTGCAGATCTACCATTTTATTTTCCTAATTTTATAATCGCCTCAAAAGGCGAGGACACAACATCAGCCAAACCTTGCTCTACCCCGAAGGATCCAAGAAAGGTTCCAGCCTCCATTTCTCTTATTTTTTTTGATTCCAGGTCACGATTACGGGCAACTGTTTCAACAAACATCTCACCAAGATAATTGACATCTGCCTGTATTCGTCCCAACGCACCATCTGTGAGAGGTATTGATGGATCTCCTTCACCCTTATATGCTCCGTATGTGATCTGGGTAACCTTTATCCCCTCTTTATCGAGATATTTGGAATAATCTGTATGCATGGCAATTACACCGATGCTTCCCACCCCTCCATCCCTTGGAACGGTGATGAAATGGGCCGCACTTGCGATCGCATAGGCTGCTGAATATGCATTGCTGTCACAGATCGCCATGATCCTCTTTATTTTACGGGCCTTGTAAATAAAGTCTGACAAATCAAAACATCCGGAGGCAATCCCTCCAGGGCTGTCAATAAGAAGGACGATTGTCTCGATGCAATCTTTACTCAATGCCTGGATCAATTGTTCCTGGATTGCATCATAACCACATACCCATCCTTTCCAATAGATATCTCCTGGAACAAGGATACCTTTGATTTCTATGACGCATATTTTCTCATTGACCTGTGGGCTGTCACGCGGGTTAGTGGCCATCGACTGTAAATCCTGTGTCCTTCCCGCAAGGATTTCCTGGGTTAAAAAGGACACGCATGACTGTTCCAGAGCCAGGGGCCGGTTTAGAAACTTATAAATTTTCATGATGAAATCCGTTGATTTATTATGGACTTGGTTTTTCAGGTGGCGATGAAATGGAGGTTTCCTTTCCATTGATCTGATTTCCTGTCCATTCAGGCAATGGAATTCCATTTTCATTGAATTTCTTTATTTCAAGGGCACGTTGATCAATGATTTCCTCCCAATCATCCCCTGAATTCTCAGCCGCCTCCACTTCGAGTGTTGATAACCCTGCAGCCATACCAAGAACCGCACCCTGTTTTTCAGCAACAGGATCAACCCATCCACGACCTGGACCAAGCCATTTACATTTCGATAATGGTGTTTTCAGGTAAGAAACCATATCCATCAAATAGTCGAGATCAACTCCCGATGGCCATGGCAGTTCCTCTTTCATGCAACATTCCTCAAGCCATGCTGACCGGATTGGAGAGGCAAAACCGTTTCCAAAATTGTCCCTTCTCCGTGTCAATGTTTTCCATGCCTCAAGCATGGCGGAACGTGCTGATGAATAATTTACATCTGACCAGTCATTACTTATTTGCTGCGTGGATACACCAGTACCAGCCGCGATATTACGCAAGGCCGCACCAAGAAATTCCCTATATCCGCTATGGGGATGTGACGAACTGACCGCACTGATCTTTTCCCCTGGGAATAATACCGGTATTCTTGTTCCTCCCAGTACCAGATTATTGTTTTTATGATAGCAATTTCGGTTATCAATATAATTTAGTATATTCTCGCTTTCCTGGGTTTCCAGCGCATCCATTCCTGATACTGGATCATAGGGACTTTCCAAAAAAGCGGCGAAGGTTGCGTTCACGACTGCGGCATCAAGCTCGGTCTTGTCATATTTGGTGATCATGCGTAAACGTTGTACAATAGGTGTGAGAATACCTGCACCACCCCGATGTTCATCCGCACGATTTGTTTCAAAATAATGGACAACCTGTGGACGGCCCCATGGCGTTTCCTTTTTGATATACTCCCACGTCATTGTTTGACTTAAATCGAAATAATTGGATAAATGGGATTTACGGAAATGATATCCTATTGGCGATCCATAACTGTCAATTTGAACACCGCCACGACATTCCTCGCTGTCAATATTATTATTTGGATTGCACAGGCGATCAGGATCAATCATCTGGACAGCCGTTGCATACAGGGCCTGACCTTTTTGAACACGATCTGGTATCCAGTTGAGAACAGCGATTGCATCCCCATCGATAAGAAGTCCACGCATAGCCGCCCACATCATTTGTGAAAAAGTCAACCGGCGACCCGCATCACAGTAGCGTCCTTCATCATTAGCCCATGAACGCCAATGGCTATCAACCTCTCTTGACCACTCCTTCGCCCATTGTGCATCAAATGAACATCCTGTTTTTGCCTGCAAGGTTCGATAATCAGGTTTGCTAATCGGACGAAAACATCCACCAATTGCATTGTCAAGGATACGTGTAACAATCCCTGATGCCCATCCATCGTTCCTGACAAGATCACGAACACGTCCAACAATGATGTCACGCCATGGATTGAGCTCTACATCCGGAGATGTTAAATAGGGTAGCCAGTTGAATGCATTGTTCCCTGTCAAGTCGGCAGCGTCATAGGGAATTGTATTCCATCCACCATGTAATGCCGTCGGTTTTGATGTATTCTGTTTTACATATGGATTTCCATATTGATCGAGTATGGATGATTTTTTCTGATTTACCGGAAGCATATTCCTATCGCCCGTCTTCGATTGATTCCAAGGCTACGTTGCAAGTCCTTGATATAACCCAAAAGGTTTTGGATATTCGCCTGATTATAAGTTACCGATTTCGCCCCTGTTTCCTGGGAATAGGAAACTGAAACAGGTTTTGATCCTGTCATTACCTCATGATATGCCTGTTGTGCATCTCTCAGATATTTCTGGAGTGTTTCCCGTGGAAGGGTAGACCACATAGTCCTGTCAGGTAAGTGCGTGCAATTCATTTATTTTCCTTTTTCCAAAATGCTGTCTATTGTTTTTTGAAGAATGGGATTAAGGTTCCTATCGAGAAAATCAGATGTTCTCTTGAAAAAACCGAATTTCGGTTTGTAGGTCGCATGATGGATGAAACTGATCAGCCGTACGAGACTGTTGGCCTGGACATTACGTTGGAAAAATCCTCCTGGACCACGCCTGCTTTCAGGCAGCTTCACAATGATATTCCGGTTTTTCCTTTTGGATTTCTTGAGATCGTCCATCGCCTTTTGTGCAAGACTCCTTACATAACCCTTTGGCAAGGCTCCCGATGCATTTCTCCTTGCGGATGGGCCACCAACAACGATTGCCCTTGCTCCTGGATTCATCGTGTTGTCCTGCGGTGTCCTTGTTCCACCATATTCCTCGAATTTAAGGTATTTTGCCTGTTGATCCTTGACGAATACGGTTGCTGTCTGGTTTTGTTTCGTTGCGTATGTAAAGGATATGGCATTTCTGGTAAATGGTCCCGCATGCTTGAAAATCCCTGGTATATCCTGTTTCAGTTTATCCCTTGTCTCTCTCGCGGCCATACTCACGCCTCTTGCCAGTGCATAGGGAATGTCCCTTGACGAAATTCTCTGAAGCATTCTGGATGTTTTATCCATATCAACCTTGATCGTCATACGCATTATCGATAATCCTCTTGTCTATGAATTTCCCCATAGCTTCTTTCTCGCCTCTTCTCTTGCTTTCTCGATATCCTCCTTGCTACGTTCAGGTTTCTTCTCCTCTTTTGGAAGACCTGAAACCTGGTAGGGATGCTGGACCACATCAACGGGTTTCTGATTATTCTCTATTCTGTCCGCCATGGCATTCAGCCTGACACCGCACTTCATCAGTCCGCATAAAGCCGCATAGGAATACACGGCCAGATCAAGTGCCTCGTTTGCCCTTCCTGGAGTTTGTTCCCAGATCCGGACATAGCGTCCACCCACATATTTCCGGATTGACCGTTCGGAAACCAGTTGTGCAAAAAAATTTATGTCACGATCCTGTGGATAATGCATATATCCTGGACATGCCATTTCAGGCGGTGGCTGATCAAGTTTCAATCTTGTGCGAATAATGTCCTTTGCGGCGTTGACACCGATAACATAGGGTGCATATCCCTTGCGTTTTCTTGTCGGCTGTTTGATTGGCCATACCGGAGATCGTTGCCCGTTACGGGCGGATTCACCCTTGATAGCCCATATTCTGCGCCCTATCCTTTCCTTGCAGAAATTATATACCTTTTGTGTGAAATGCCCTCCGGAATCAATACAGGCCGCCATTATTGCAAAACCTGTACCGTCGGTTTTGTACCAGCGTCTTTTCAGTATCTCGTCAACTTCCGACCATAATTCAGGACTGTCTGGATCACCGTTGATGACAATATGGGCTATTGACCAACGCTCTTCATTACGGCCCCAACCCACAATCTCGAGTTCTACACGGTCATCCTGGACATCCCCAGCGGCTGTTAGCAGGACAACACGGTCTGGAACCTCTCCGGACCATATTTCCGCACGTCTTGCTAGGGTGAATTCTGACAATGCGTCATCACCACGATCCTCGAATGTCTCACCCAATGTCGTGTTGACAAAAGTCTGCAATTCAATCGGATCACGTTTAACCCTGAGGAATTCAGATACAAGTAAAGACCATCTTGCATTTGGCATCAGTGAATACAGGGAATTTATATGAAAGGATGCATGACCCTTGAATGGTTCTGTTGCCCTCCATTCACCTTTTTCTATCATTGACGATTTTTCTATCTCATCAATGACACAGCCATTTTCTTTACAGACATAATGAACGGTATCAGGCAAGGAAACACCGTTTTCGTCCTTGTCCCACTTTATTCCATGGGGTGTATCCTTTCCACCCCATTCCAGTATCTGGAAAGAACCGCAATGTGGACATGGAACATGATAGCGTCTTTGGTCACCATCAAGATATAATTTTTCAATTCTTGACAATCCCTTTATTGTAGGGGTTGATCCCGTCACAATTTTCCTGTTCCAGAATGTCTCGGATCGTTTGGTACCAAGTGCTATCTGATCTCCTTCCGATCCTGCGCCGCTTACTGGATATCCGTCTATTTCATCAAAAAGGACAATCCTTACCGTTATCCTTCTGAATCCTCCTGGAGAATTTGCCCCGACCAACGCTATGGACGCACCATTTTTCATTGTCTTTTTCAACAGGGTATTGTCACCCGTGCGTGTTTTCGGATCGGGTGCTATCTCTGCCAATACCGGTGTATCACGCAACATGGGTGCTATTTCCGATTTTGAATAATCCTCGGCATCCTCAACGCGGGGCTGAACGATAAGGATAGGACTTGGATCCTGATGCAAGTAATATCCAACCACATGATCAAGTATTTTCGTGTATCCAACACGGGCTGATTTCATGACTGAAACTTTTTCAACACTTGGATCCGTAACGGCATCCATCATGCCGATCTGGTATGGATAGGCTTCAAACCTTCCTGTCTGTGCACTTGTCTCCTTTGACAATATGGCGTATTTTGCTGCCCACTGACTCAATGTAAGAATTGGTGGGGGTGACAGATTGAGCTTTTTGGCTTTATTCAGTGCCTGCGCTAGATAGCTCTTCCCCTTCGGATATTTTCTGTTGCAATTGTACATCTGCAGATAATTCTTCTAATACCCGATTTATCAAACGAGAAAGCTTATCCTGAATTTCCATGACAGTTTTACAGTTGAATAATTGTGGTGATGATTCTGCCGGTATGGCCAATAAACGGGTTCTTACCCTTGAATATTCCATTGAAACAAGGTCTACAGCTTCCTCTATGAGAATTACCTGTTTGGACTTGATATCATATTCAATCTCTTTCAGTCTTGCTTCATAACTTGTTTTGTGTCGTTCCGCATCTTTCAGATCCCCGAATACAGGTCCCTGAACTGATTCTTCATTATTTTCTTCGCTGACTGATTCTCTATCTTTTAACCATCGTTCAAATGAAGAAAGGACAACTTTTCCGTCAACAGATTCTATTCGTCCAACTTTCAGATGTTTACGAATAGCTGGCCTGCTTATTCCGGCTCTTCTTGATGCCTCACTTATACTGATGGTATTCATGTTTTTACCTGGAACCAAAGACTGAAACCAATGAAATCAATATGGAACCATCTTGGAACCCAGAAAATAAAATATTGCGGTTTTCCGTGATTTTATAAAAAATAAATGGAACCTGAATTTTTTTAGGTTACACCCATAAAAAATGACTGTTTAACAACGTTTTTTAAATATTTACAAGGTGTAACTGGAACCAAAAAAAAATCTGATAGCTGGAGATATATCGGGCTTGCGAATGACCCCTGCTTCGGAGGGCCCATGGAAGGACCCAACGCACCCCATGTCCCCATAAATATAAAATGGATAAATTAATTAATACGAGACGGGCAGTCTTAATGTTAATTTATCCATTTATTAATTATTTATCACAAACTTTAGTCTTTTCTAAAGACACTTGTCCTATTTTGATAAAAATGTATCATACGAGTTGAACTCGTGCAAGTATTATTTTTAAATAATTAAATTTTTCTACATATTTTCCATTATTTCCTCAAGTCGTATACAGGCTGAATTAATATTCCCGTACAGTTTATTTTTCTCGATATTCAACCGTTTCCCTATTTCCTGACAATCCATATTCCCTATTGAAAGCATGACAATGATATCGCTGTTGAATACGCCCAGCATATTCTTGATCTCGAAAATCTTTTCAAATGCACGGCTTTGCCTGAATGTTGGTTCAAAATCACGTCCATACATCTGCTTGTTATGGAAAAGATCGCTGATTGTCACATATATGTTCTTTGTCTTTCCAACAGACTGTTCACACAATATCGCGAACCTGTCCAGGCAATCCCTTTGTTTCTGAGTTATCACGCAACGACTTAGAAGCCTATCATACGAACATTGACGACGTATCCTTGTCTCTTTCTGCTTTGGATTTGTCGGATTGACGCCGATTTCCAGGACAATTTCACGTGAAGCAAACCGTTTTTCAAGATTATGCAACTTTATAATCGGGGGAATTGACCTTGTATTCCTGTTTTTTCTTGTCATGCTCTAAATATTCCATTTTCTGATCAGTTTTTAATGGATATACGATCCAGTTCTGCGGTCGGTCTTTTCCATCCATGGTCGAACACGAACCATGCATAGGTCTGGGTTCCACTGTTTCTTGAAACATTCTGGTAATCGCCTGGATACATCGTGATCCTCTCGACGAATGTATGAACTCGTGCAAGCTTGCCAAGACTGAACAGATCCTCGCGTGCCATTGATGCATAGAATGTTATGTTGAGAAACAGGTAGACACGGTGTCTTGACTGTCTCAACGCTTTCCATGCCATCTTTTCAGCATGCTTGTATGGTGGATTGGATATTATGCAATCCCACCGCTCTTCATTTTCATACTCAAGAAAATCACGTTGCTGGAAACGGGTTGTTCTGTACCCCCTGTCCTCGATATCGCCACCCTCGACATTATGGTAACCATGTTCATAAAGGGTATTGAGTATGTTTCCCTTACCACAGCATGGATCAAGAATTTTGTTTCCCAACCCACCGTATATCTCCTCCGCCCTGATCAGGGCTCTGGTACATTCCACAGGCTCGACGTACCAGTCATTTTTCTCACGTTCTGTCATGTCAAATTCCTAGAAAGGTATTTCATCATCAGGAAAACCGTCATTGTTTACCGATGAATTCTGGTCATGTCTATGATTTCCGATATTTATGAGACTACCCCTATAATCGCTGACAACGATCTCGGTAACATGCCGTCTGTTTCCCATATTGTCGTCCCATGTGCGGTTCTTGAGCCTGCCTTCTATGTAGACCTGGTAACCCTTTTTAAGGTATTTTTCCGCATATCCAGCCATATTATCGCTAAAGACAACAATCCTGTGCCAATCGGTCAGCGTTTTCGTTTCACCCGTATTTTTGTCCCTGTATCTTTCACCAGTCGCAACGGACAACAAGGCGATCCTGTTTCCCTGCTGTGTTGACTTCATTTCAGGATCACGACCAAGACGACCGACAATGATTACCTTGTTTATGCTACCGGACATCTTATTTCCCCACCAGTTTGCTTATCTGTTCGTAGCTCATTCCTGAAACGACAAGCTGGCTTTTGTAATAGGATGGGATGATTAATGAAGAAATAACCAATATTGATAAAATTATGACAGCTATAGAAAATCGTTTAATACATTTAAAACAATTTTTTTTAAAATACTCAGGTGAATCTATACTAATGATAGATATCATAATTATAGTAGCTGATAATGATATTACAAAAATACCACCAACTACAGAAATAACATCACATAATCCATGTAAAGAAACATACATGGTTTTTGCATGGTTAATTGCGTTTATGTCCATTTCCATAATCCTTTAAATAAGCATCCAAATCCTCCATGACCGGAATTCCATATTCCTTCATTAATGGAACAAGAAAGTTATTGAGTGCAAAAAGCCTGTTTTCCAATGTTTCTTTCGATACTTTTGTATTATTGCAATACTTGCCAGGATTTGTTGATCTTTCCTGTATTTGTAAAAGAACAAGTGTCAGATGGGCTGAAATAGCCCTGGACAACTTTTCATTGCTCTTTAACATCGCGTATATATCAAAAACAACCTCACTGATTTTATTCTCGTTTTCAGGGGATATTTTGATATTATAGTTTTTCGCAACCTGTTTGTTTTCCATCATGCCACCTTGCCTTCATCATTTTTGATCAGACCGTTTTGAACAAGATATCTGTAAGCCGATGGCTTGTGATGCTCCAAAAACTTGATATACCAACCACTCCTATTTTTCTCTTTCTTGAAATTGAGAATTACTGCCTGGTCATCGGATGAAAGTCTTTTGAACATTTCATCATCATCTTCATTGCACCATTGATGCTCATAGGTTTTTTCATGACATGGATATGACTGCGATGGGTTTTTCATCCTGTTTTTTATAATAGCCGTGATGTATGGGATCGGATTGTTTCCATGTATCCCATCCATGATTGCCCCGTTCACCAATCCTGCATTTCTGTTGGTCTGCCTGAACCATCGCTCGACTGTCTGATAGCAAATGATTTCTGACAATCTGGTTTTTTCACAGAGAAGTCTCACGCTTTTCGTGAATAATTCCGTATCAGCATTGATAGGAACGACCTTGTCATTTTTATCAACAGACCGGTCATCAGGTTCAGGGGGGGTTTGGGGGGATGAATCTTCTATATGATTCTTATCTATTCTATTCTTATATGAGTGTTCTTGTTTTTGGCTGTTTTCCTCACTTTTTTTATGTAAGCTTACAGTATCCCTACAGTAAGCATGCTGTATATCCACAGTTTCCCTACCACATGTTTGATGCAAGACTGCATTTTCATCGTTATTTTCATGAGCCATTCTTCGTGAATAGATGACACCGTTTTCATCAACGGAACAGACGTTTCTCTCTTTCAGTATATCAATCTGCCTTTTAACGGTGCGTGTATCACAATGGATCATCTTTGATATTTCAAGAACGGTCATCGGTCTGCCGTTTACCTGCAGATATCCCCGACGCTCGCTATTGAACATGAGACACAGGATATCCATCCAGAATCCTTTTGTGACAAGAGAGCAGGACTGGAGAAGCCCATCGTTTCTCCATTCATTCCAGAAAAACCGGCTCCATGTGTATTCTCTTTTGTTTACATGTCTGGACATTCATGACCTCCATCAACGAAAAGGTCATTTCCATCAAATTTTTTAATCTTTACACACGAGATATTATGAATTACTTTTATCATCGCTCTTACTTTCAAAAGAGTGGGCATTGTGGGGTGTCGCTGCGTCGAAACTTTGACCCCCACAATTGAATGTTCCTGAATTCCTGTTCATTTCCCATTGTCTATCCACTCCTTTATATCGCTTGTTCAGTCCCTTCCTATTTTCCATCCTGTTTTACCTTTTCCTGCAAATCACGATTAACCTCCAGCAATTTTCTGGCCTGATTATTCATGATAATGACTTGAGACCATATTTTCCCTTTACATAATGCAAAAGACAGAAAACCCAATCGCAATTCGATAAAGCCATCACCATGATCAAATCCAAAACCACGCCAAGCAGCTGTTATAATTCCTGTAAACACTTTCTGGTTTCCTTTACTGTTTTGATGATCTCTTTTTCCAATTCAGGACAATCAGCCATTAAAGTAATTAAGTCCTGCATTCTCGGTGCGTTTTTACCATATAGCCAGTTTTTAAAAGTGACCATTGACCAACCACGCTTAACAGCGACAAGCTTAGGAGCGTTACGCACTTTTCCATATCTTTTCTGTATGTGTCGTTGTGTCATCTCAACACAAAATTCATTGGTAACCATGGTAAAAATTTTACACTTTTTTTGACTAAAAATTTTCAACAATTTCCTCCATAAATACTTATGAAAATCAAACAATTATGGAGAAAGGGAAAAGTATGAATAGACAAAATTGACTCATATATGCATTTGCTTCATAGTTTTTATTCTGAAACTATAATGATATGGAGTTATGTTATGTCTATAATGATCGTTGATTGTCCTCATTGTTTCAAACGTAATAATTCTGCTGAAATGATTGGAATTCGAGAAGTAAAACTTAATAATAAAACTACAGTTTTTTCGTTAGTAGGTTTTTGTTCAGATTGTAATTCAGGTATAGCTATTAATGCCAAACCATCCAAAAATTTTTCAAAAAAAATGGAAATATTATCTATTATCCAAAAAAATGATAATGAACCAATTAATTCTTTTTTTGATGAGGAATACACTACTTTTCCAGCTTTTCCTTCTAACAAATACATTGTTAATATTCCTATTGAACCAACTGAAATTGCTATTGAGTATAAAAATAGCAAGGGGGAACTTTCTAATCGTCGTATTCGTGTCAATTCTATCGAATGCAATGATAAAAATAACAAGTTAGTTCCCCAAAAATTAGATGCTTATTGTTTAGAACGCAAAATGCCACGCAATTTTATTATCAAACGTATTATGCAAGCTTATAATGCTGATTCTGGAGAAATAATTGACGACATATATAGCTATTTGGTTAATAAGTCCTAACTCATTTTATCTTTCTATCCTTTCTTTTAAAAATATGTCTGGACGCAATTCTTCACGAGGGATTCCTGTAATTCTTTCAACCTCTAATAAACGATGAATAGGTAAAACTTTCCACCTACAGACAGCCGCATGATTAATTCCAATTGCTTTAGCTAATTTTACAGGACCGCCAACTTTATGAATGATTTCTTTTATGTGCATCATGATTATATTTATGTGATAAATTATCACTCTTGTCAACAATATTTATGTGAATTTTTAACACACAAGAAAGAGCTATAACTTTTATAATTACTTATTTGTATAACAAGGTTTTAAATGAAAAAAACTATCGGCGATAAAATTAGAAAAATTCGTCGTGAAAGCGGCTTAAAACAAGTCGAGTTTGTAGCCGCATTAGATATTGATAGATCTTATTTATCTAAAATCGAATCAAATCGAATTAAACCTGGAAGAGATTTATTAATTAAAATAGCAAAGGAATTTAATGTTTCTTTGGACTGGTTGATAACTGATACCGACGATACCTCTACTCCAAAAAATAATGATGAAGCTTTATTACTTTACGCATTCAGAAATATGCCAAAAGATGAAGCAAAAATGCATCTTCAATTAATGTTACAACGTGTTGAAAATGATATTAAGAAATGAACTGATTATTTTAATTACCGAAATAAAATATAATCTTTATGTTAAGAAAGACTAATACAAATGGCAAAACAACCTCCACCTCCCAAACCAATTTATATTCAAAATAATACTCTTAAAAATACGTCTGTTATTTTAAATACCCAACAATCAAAAAATAAGATTTTACAGATTAAAAAAACACAGATGGGAATTACAATTAACGACTCTGTTGATAAAAATATCATTCCTAAAAGATAGGAAAAATCCATAACGCAATTAAAAAGGCAACCAATGGAGCACTAATAAAAAATACCCATGCATATTGCATAGCTATTTGAATATTTTTATATTCAATCGTATTTTTCATACTATCTAATTTATACAAATCAGCAAGTTGTTCTGTTATCTCCAGTTCTGTCGTTAATCGTTCTTGAATTAAATCCATTTCATAAGGAGTAATATGAGTATAAATCCATGGTGTCGAATAAAGAGTTACAACACACAAAATCCCCACCGCCATTAATAATAAAGCTAAAATAATTAAGGGAAGAAAAAATTCTCTATGGGTAAATAAAAGAGATATTACCAATATAATCAGTGTTATAACCCATCCTAATAAATTATTTGCTCTATTTTTAAGTCTTTGGACAGCCAAATCCAAGCGATTGGCTTCATCCTTTGCATATTCCAAAGCTAGCTTTGCACACCACAACCTTAATCCATCATCACGGACCTCACCTACTTCTATTTCTTTATTTTCAATATTCATTTTAAAGCTCATTTTTGATAAAACATTTATTAGATCTATTATAAATCTTACTCTAATCTGCTGTAATTGTTTAAAACCAATAAAACTAATTATTACCAATTTTATATTATTAAAAATAATTTGTGACATATTATCATTTTTTTATTGACATAAAAAGTGATAATATGTCACATTATGCATATAAGATAATTAATACATCTTTGAACACATTAAGAAGACAAACAATGAAACACAATTCACCATAGATTCCCCTCAAGAAAAAGGAAATGACTCTAAAAGCCACATCCTGATCTTATTCACATGCTCGATGAACAAACATTATAAATTATAATTAACTTAAAGCTAATATAGAGTCATAAAAGAAACAAAAAAAGACCGAGCGGCAACTCGATCTTTTCCCTAACCCCTAGTGGAGTAAAATACAATGTATCTTATCAATACATTAAAAAAACTATTTTGTCCAGAAAATTCTTCCAGTGAAATCGACAAACGGTATGACATTCATCATTTGAATATCATTCATTTTTATGAATTAGAAATACTGGAAATGAAAAACAGGATTTGTTCATTGAAAGACAATATCAAAAAAATGGATCGTTGTGAAATAAGGATAGCCGGTCTCAATCAGGAAAGGGCGAAACATTACCGTGACCAGCGTGAGAAATATGAACGTCAGGTTAAAGAACTGCAAAACAGTATCTCCCTAAGAGAGGCGATACTTACATCATCAATCAGCTGCTGGAGATTGAGACCGCAAAAACTAAGGGAAATAAACCGCTGACACAAGGATTTTCCAGATGGATATGATTGTGTTGCTGACAATATTGATATCCAGTTCCGCATGGTTTGGATACGCATTATCAAAATTTATGAATAACATAAATAAACACCAGTGATTAAATGAGATGAAATCATGAATAATAATTTATCATCTATCGTGAAAAAATCAGCAAGAAAAAGATTTTGTCTAACTGTCAGGCAATTCGCGATAATGACAATGGTCTATATGGATGGAATTGAGGACAGTACGGGGTACTATGCAAACGATCTCAATCTATCAAGAGCGGATGTTTGCAAGGCACTCAATCGCCTGGAAGAAATACATCTTGTAAAACGTGAAAAACATTTATGCGACGATAGAAAAATAAAGGTTACAAAAACCGATACCGGTATCCAGTACATGAAAAATATTGGTGCCATTCATTAATATAAAAGATCAAACAAAATCACAAACAGAAAACAGGTTAACCCCATGATTTGACAGGAAAGTTAATAAAATGGTTATGAATGTAGATTTATCATATTGCGTTGCTATATGTAACAGACATTTTTATTTTTGTATTGATTATTTTTATGATGATAAACAATCAAACAAAGATAATTTGACAAAATTTTTGGAAAATTTTTCTAATAAAGAACTGTATTTGGGACTTTGTGAGGAATTTCCTGAAGAAAAAGAAGAATTAAAGGAAATACAGGATGATAGGGACGCTCTGATAGATTTTATCATGAATAAAATTGATAAAAAAATGAGCGACATATAAATAAATTTCTTTAATTCATAAAAGATCAAACAAGACAAAATATACTGCCGATACAATGAACGATAGAGAAGAAAACAAGATAACCAGATTTCAAAAAGAGTATGACAAACTTCTAAAAAAATACAATCTTGGTCATGTAATCAATCCAATCATCGGTTTCGACCTTATCGCCCTCATGGCCAACTTCAGTGAAAGAGAGGTGAGAAGACGGGCGAAGGACAGCGATTTCCCGCCAATCTATCAAATGTCATATAAAAACAAGGGTTGCAAATTGCATGACGTGCAGCAATGGATAGACAACCATAAGATATGATGGAATTTTACCGTACAGCAACCAGCTCATCCGCATTCCTCAAATCCCTGGTGATTATATCAGCCCATTCCTGCATCAATATTTTTCTACGGTCAAAATGTGTTGTCCTGTTATAAGCTCCCTCAACCTGATTTGGATTGACATGTGCAAGTGCGAGATCAATGACAAACCTGTCCTGTGGGAACCGTTCGTTCATGATCGTGGAAAACAGGGTGCGAAAACCGTGCGGTACATGCCTTTGATAATAGCCTGCCCTGTTAATTAGATATCCCAGGGCGTTTTCACTCATTGCCTTTGAAGAATGCCGATAATTGGGGAATACATATTCAAGATGGCAACTGAACTGTCTGACAAGTTTGATTACCTCCACAGCCTGACGTGACAATGGAACAAGATGTTCCCGCTTTTTAGACTTTTCCCCTTTCATGCGTTCTTTCGGAATACGCCATACAGGATTTTCACCTTCAAGATTTTCAAATTCATACCATCGTGTAAATCTCAATTCCGATGACCTGACCGCTGTCAGTATCAGAAAACGCATCGCCAGTTTCGTAACCGGATAGGCAGGTATTTTGTCAATCTGGTTTATCATGCCCACCGCTTCATCAAAATTGATAATGGCCGGTTGTTTCCCCCTGGTTATCGGCAATAGGGCCGGCCCAATGATAGAAGCCGGATTGTCCTTGCATATTCCGCTCGCAATGGCATGAACGAAAATCCCGTCCAGTCTCTGGCGAATGCGGTGGGCTGTCTCTATAGCCCCCCTTTTCTCGATATCATGCAGATTTTTCAGAATAATTTGCGGAGTCAATTCTGTAATGGGTATGCCACCCAAATAGGGAAAAACATCCCTTTCAAGACTGCGGATGACACCCGTCGCGTGTTTTTTTGACCAAAGCGATTTTTTTGTGTCCCACCATTTCCTTGCCACAACCTCCAGGGTATTTTCATAATTTGATATGGAAAGCTCTTTTTTCAACAGTTTGTCTGTATTTGGATTTCGTCCCTCACGAATGCCGTTCCTCACATCAAGTGCTGCTGATCTTGCATCGGCAAGGGACATGGATGGATAATGCCCGATTACGATCATGGATTCTTTACTGTTGAATTTATAACGAACCCGCCATGATTTTGTCCCTGATCTTGATACATTCAGATAAAGGCCATTCCCGTCATTCAGGCGATATGGTTTGTCTTTTTTCCTGGCGGAATTAACCCTTGAATCTGTCAACACGATTTGTACCCACTTTCCTTGAATTTGTACCCACTTTTGTACCCACTTTCTATCGCATAGTCTGTCATGAACTGGCAA